AATAGCTTGGGAAGCCAGACGTACTCACCTAGATAAACTAACTAATGACAGAATATCCTGGAGAGATAGACACTTTGTAAAAGAGAAAGAGGAGGTATGGTTATGAGTGAGCTTAAAAAGAAGTTAGCAGAAGCAAGAATAAAAGCCGCTAAACACCCGGGGGGTAAGAATCTTAACATAATAGACTCTACTGAAATGGCCCGGGAGTTACAGTTAAACTCTGCTGCTTCAAGGAAGAAAAATAATGAGGCCCGTGAAGATGCAGAAAGACTCCTGAAAGAATTTAAGAAGAGGGGCGATGAAATGGCTGCCCTAGATCTTAAAGGTCTGGACGTAATGAAATTAATTATGGGAGACGCTATTGTTAAGGGTGATACAAGAACTGCTGCTGCTCTTGCTGCGCAAGTTGCAGAGTATGAGACCCCCAAGCTTACACGTCAGGAGGTTCATTCTACCGTTATGGATGTTACTGAGCTTAGCGATTCAGAGCTTGAAGAGTTACTTAATTTGGAAAAAGAAACAGTAGAAAAGGGAGTACACTAATGTCACTTTGGCAGGCACCTAAAGGCGTGAAGAAGAAGAATGGTAAAGTATGGGATCCTACAGTAAAAGCCTCAGAACTACGGTATGAGACAGATAAGTCAAGAGACATGAGACCACCTGAAGAAATTAAAGAAGCAAAAAAGAATCAAAAGATAATTGAAAGATTTGAATTAAAATAGAGTTCGCCTGCGACAAACTTTCTCTCCTTTCCTTGTTGCAAGGGGTTCCCGGTGTCCCCGAGGCGGTATCACCGGGCATATACTTAACACGCCATATTTAACAATAATAAAATAGGGAGAAAAAATGAGAAGATATTTAAAAAGACTTTACTGCGCTATATTAAATAAAAAGTGTAATGAAGAGTGTAATTGTCTTGACTAAAATTAGGGTGCCCTGAGTGGTCCAACAGAAGGATTGAAACATGAGTATGAGTGGTTATAAAGAAGCCGTCAGTGACGAGCTAACTATTGCGCTTATCGAACAGGGAATAACTAACTCCGCAGGAGATTGGTTAAACTCTTCTGATATGGCAGAAGAAAGACAAAAGTCTACCTATGAGTATGCTGGTCTTGCCAAACATCACCTAACACCTAATGGTGTGTCTTCTATTGTTGCTACCGACACAACAGAAACAGTTGAAGCTTACCTGGCCATTATCTCCGAGCTTATGTTTAACAATAATAAAATAGCCAGATTCCTTCCTTACTCAGGTTCCCCTAAAGATATTAAGGCGGCCCAAGAAGCCTCAGACCTTACTAACTATTGTATTTTTAAAAAGAATAAAGGCTGGGAACTGCTAAACACCTGGGTTAAGAGCTCTTTGCTCTGGAAGAATGCTATACTTCGCTGGGACTTTATGGAAGACTATAACCATGAGTTTGAAGAGTTTGATACTATAACCGAACAAGCCCTAGACCTTAAGTTAGCCGATCCTGAGATAGAGTTAGTGGGAGAGCTAGCAGGTGATGTGTTAGGAAATTATACTAACGTAAGACTTAAGCGCACTATAAATAACTCAAGAGTTAAAATAGAAAATGTGCCCCCTGAAAACTTCAGGATAACACGGGACGCCACAAGTATTGAAGACGCTCAGTTTGTTGGTATACAAGTAGAGATGACCAGATCAGAGATAAGAAAAGAGTGGCCTGAGATTTCTGATACTATAGACGACTGGGATAACTTAGCAGGCTATAGTAGTAGTGGAAAAAGCTCTTACCAAATAGAGCCTGCAGTAAGAAAAGAAGTAGTAGGTCTAACTTATTACGATGGGGAAGACGTAGGCTTGGAAGCTAACTCTACTGTTGATGTAACAGAGTGTTGGGTCAAAGTAGACAGGGATGGCGATGGTATCGCAGAGTTAAAACACTTTATTGTGGCAGGAACAGTTATCCTGTACGAAGAAGATGCTAAGTCGGTTCCTCTTTGTTCTATTTGCCCTTTTGAAGTACCTTACGAGTTCTATGGTTTAAGTGTGGCGGACATGACAAGAAGTTCTACTCTTGCGGCCACAGCCATACTAAGGGGTTTTGTTGAAAATACTTACCTCACTAACTACAGTCCTAAGTTAGCTGATCCTAACGTAGTAGACTTCAGTGCACTACAAAATATGAAACCTAAAGACCTTATTCCTACTAACGGTAATCCTGCAACAGCAGTTGCTGCCTTGCCCCCAGAACAAATTTCTACTGGTACTGTGCCTATACTAGAGTACTTACAAACTCATAAAGAGCAAGCCACGGGTATGTCTAAAGCAGCCCAAGGTTTACAGGATGAACTTTATGTTTCAGGTAACTCTGAGGTTAAACTAGCTCAAGTAATGAATGCTTCTCAGAAAAGAGTTCAACACATAGTAAGGCGCTTCGCTGAAACAGGCTTTAAACGCTTGGCTGAAGGTGTCTACAGTACTATGAAAGCTAACCTAGATAAAATGACTGTTCAAGACCCTAAGTACGGTGCACTTGATGTAGACATTAAAGCACTCCCTAAAAGTTTAGAGCTAGAGGTTGATGTAGATCTTGGAGAAAACTCCAACGCTAATAAACGTGACAAGTTACAGATGTTAGCCAAAGAACTAATACCACTGTTAAATCAGGCAGGCGCGGGTTCTTTGATGAAAGTAGATGCTTATGCTACTATTGCAAATCAACTATTAACGTCCCTGGATTTGAATCCTTCGGATTACTTAGAAGATCACGAGACCGAAGAGTTTCTACAAAAGGCTCAAAAACAGTTAAAACAAAAAGAAGAAGACGCCGCTAAAATGAAAGCTATAGCAGAAGCTAAAGCTAAATCAGAACAGGCTCAGGCAGAGGCTAACGTACGCTACACAGACATTCAGGCCGATAACGCTTATCAAGATAACGCAAGACAACTGGCTATTGCTATAGACACTCACTTCCAGAAGTGGGCGGACATGGGAATGAAAGCTAATAAAGATGAAGTCGAGGTTCCAGAGGCTCCTGACTTCCAACAGTTAATGGCTACCTCCAAAGAAATACTGGAGGGGCTTTCAACTAAACCTGCAGCGCCTGCAGCTCCAGGGCCCTCCCAGTCTAGAGTTGCAAGCCCTGCTATGGGTCAACCCCAGGAGTAAGTAGATGACCGATGACGTAGCTTTTTCCCACGAGGAATATAAAGAAATGCTAAGATTAGAAGAGATTAAAATTGCTGCTAAACAATTAGAAGAGTTTAATAAAAAGTATAAACAGGAAGAAGTTACGGTTGTAACTCCAGTTGAGGGATAAATGAACAAGTATAAAGATGCAGCCGAGAAGAGGCTAACCGGAAAAGTACATCCGGACAGAGCAGCGCAACTAGCTTTAGCTAATGCAAAGTTCTCTAAACAACATCGAGAAGAATTTTTTACTGACGCTTACGGTGATATTCTCGTTGATTTGTTTGTACAATGGTTAAATACGGAACCACACGAAAGTAAGTCGCGAGATCACTTGTACCACTGCGCAATGGCTCTCGGGTCTATCAAAGAGAAGATGCTTCAAATTGAAACTTATGGAAGTAATTTGGAGACTATAAAGGAGAATAAGAATGGGATTAATTAAAGAAGAAAATAGAGAAGCAATAATGGGGAACATAAATACCTCGTTAGATTATTTTTTTAATACTGAGTTTGCAGGGCCCACAGGGTCCTTCAAAGTTAGAGTAAGCGCTCAGATAGTTTCTGATCTGCTTAAAATAAGAGATTTTGTTGAGGGTGATAAACCTAAAACAAATAAAGCTCCCGTTTCTAAAAAGGGAGATAACTAATGGCTGAACGACAAACCTCTACCCCACAGGATGACGTAATTGTTAACAGCGGTGATGAAGACGCACAACTCAATGACATTCTAAGTAGATCCCCGTTAGCGCAAGCTGCAGGGATTGTGCCAGAATCTCTACCTGAGGCCGAAAAGAACCCGACTACAGAAGCTGAGGAAATCGTTGAAGACCTTGCCCCAGAAACTGAAGTTGCAGAAAACGAGGACGATGTTGAGGAAGAAGACACAGAAGAAAAATCAGAAAAAGATACCGAAGGTGGAGATGATAAGTCTACCGAAACCGAGACGTACGCCTTATCTGATTTAGAAGATGTGATGGTAACCCACAAGATAGACGGTGAAGATATTACTTTACCCTTATCAGAATGGATTGCTTCTTCTGCTACCAAGCAGCACTTGTCTAAACAAGGTCGAGAACTAGGTGAAGCAAAGAAAGCTTTAGAGGACGAAAAGTCTAAGAAGTTAACTGAGCTTGATCAACTAGGATCAGCGTTAGCTGCTGGTCTGTATCAAACCGAAGCGCAAGCACAACAGGTTTATGTAGAATTAACAGCTAAGATTGAAAAAGCAACGGCGGAAGACGATACCTACGAGTTAGGTGAGTTGACTAAACAACGTACTGTTGCACAACGTAATTATTGGGAAGCCAGAAACAACAGAGAAGCTGTTTTAACTGAGGTAAAGAAACATCAAGAAACTAATCAACAAGCTCAATTTCAAGAAAATGTGAAATATTTTAATGAACAAATCATTAATACTATTCCAGACTGGTCTGAAGCTGTAGCAAAAGAGTTGAGAGAGTTTGCCTTAGAAGAAGGATTACCAGAACGATTACTTAATGTTATTACAGACCCTACCATAGTTAAGTTTGTTTATGATTATAAGCAACTTAAAAAAGGTGTAAGTAAAGGTTCTGTAAAACGCAAAGAAGTACGTAAACTTAAGACACCTGTAAAACGAGCTGCCCCGGAACAAAAAGTCCGACAGGATCGTGAGCAGATGATTAAGGCCAGAGCAATGAAAGAAAACGCTTCCAAAGAAGATCAAGATGCTTTCATGAAACAATACGCAACTAAGTCATTAGGAGGATAACAATGGCATCAGGTTCATACGCAACCCAAGGGGCAAGCGATAATCGTTTTGACTCCGGAACTGCAGGAGCGGCAGTCTCAGAGAATGAGGATCTAGCTAATTTTATTAGTATGATTACACGCGCCGAAACACCGTTTATGTCGTCTATCGGCAAAACAAAAGCCACAGGTATATACCATGAGTGGCAAACAGATGAGTTAAACGCACCAGCTGATTCTACAATGAAGCAGGGCGCTGACTTTGATAACGTTGGTCCTGACGGAGCAACAGACGCAGCGGATGGAGGTAACACTATCTCTAGCCGAAACAGAACACGTCTAGGTAACTACACACAGATTAACGGTAAAACTGTTTCTGTGTCTGGAACTAAGCGTGCTGTTGATCAAACAGGTGTCGCAGACGAGTATGCTTACCAGCTTAAAAAGCGTGGTACTGAACTTCGTCGTGACGTAGAATCAGATATGATTCATTCAACTAACATTGCTATACCAGGTGCTTCCGGCACTAAAGGTAAAATGGGCGCTGTTATGTCTTGGATGAATACTGCTGCAAACACAGTGCTTGCAACTGGTTCTACTTTTCAAGTACCTTCAACCCTCCCTACAGGAGCAGGCACTGATGGTACTGGGGCACATCGTATTGGTTTAACTGCTGCTACAGATACTAGGGTTGCTCTAGAGCTTTCCTACGTAGATCAGGCAATGGAAAACATTTACGAAGCTGGTGGTAAAGCCACCCGTGCAATGATGTCACCTAAAAATAGGAGAGTTTTCTCTTCTAAAGCTCAGGCTGCAAACAGCAATGTTCGTAGAAATATAGACGAAGGCGGTAAGCTACGTGCTTCCGTAGACGTGTATATGTCTGATTTTGGTGATATTATGATTGAACCAAACTACATTATGGGTCTGGCTAAAAACTCTTCTTTAAGAGTAGGTAACCATGCTTCTAATGTTCAGAACGGCGCAATGGCTAATCTGATGATATTGGTTTATGATCCACAGTGGTTTAAATCAGCTACACTACGTCCTCTGAAAGAAGTCGATGTAGGCCAAAAAGGTGACTCAACAGTCGGTATGATTGTTGAAGAGTGCACTCTTGAGTGTTCTAACCCTTCCGGTTCTGCAATGATTCTAGGACTTAACGGAGCTTAATGTTCACAACTACCCCTGGGGTAAAACCCAGGGGTCTTTTTTTGGAGAATAAAATGTTATTAAAAATTACTAATAACTCCGGTGGTACGGTAGCTAACGTTACTGATGGGGGGTTTATGTACGTGTCTTTTAGTTCAGTAATTACTACTAGTGTTAACGCTATAACTCATTATAAAGCGGATAACAGCGGTAGTTATGTCGCTGTGCCTAGTGGCCATAAAGCCGAAGTCGGAGAAATTACTCGACACGGAGAATTTTCAACAGTATTGAGAAGTTAATAAAATGGCAAGATTTAAACATTCAACAGACCTCGGAGATGTAGAGGGTAAGATAGAGTTTGAAGGTGGAGTGCGAGGGTGGAGTGTCACCCAAGATATAGATCCTTTCCTTAAAGAAGCTAAAGAACAAAGAGATATTGGGTTTAATAAGAAAACTCACTACCGAAAATTTGCCTCTATACCAGATGTAGTAGCAATAGAAGTTATGACTAATCATGGAATAAATATTCATGACCCCGAAGTTATAAGCGACAAGTGGGAAATGAAAAAATTTAAAAACATAATCATAAAAGAGTATCCATATCTGGTGGTTAGCACTTAGGAGGATAGCAATGGCAACCTACGAGGAAACCCTCAACAACTTAAGAGACTGGTCTGATAGAGATTCAAGTATTTTAAGTAATGCTTTAGTTAAAAAGTTTGTTACTTTTGCTGCGGATAAAGCTTATCGTAGCCTCAGAATACCTGCTTTAGAAACAACAGCAGATTTCACAGTTACAGCAGCAGATATAGTAACTAACCCTTCTAATCTAGGTACGGAAATGAAGATGGCGGCACCCAGTGATCTTATTGAACTTATCTATATACAGAGAAAAGGGGCAGGGATAGTTTGGAACACTAAAGTTGATTCCAGAACTTTCCACGACAGGTTTGCCGATAAAACTAGTTTTAATTTTTATACTAGAGTGGGCTCTAATTTTCTTTTACACGGCACTATAAACGTAAATGATGTGCTGGAAGTCCACTACTATCGAAGACTCCAAGCTTTAGACGCTCAATACGCTATAACTGAGGCTAATTACTTATTACAAGGGACTCAAGGTATTGCTGCTATGACACGACAAGCTTCATCCAGTAGTGCTACTGATTTTAATAAAGCCTCTACTATCCTTTATTTTCCTGCCGGTACAACTACCAGTCAAATAGATGCGTACACCCCTACTCAAGCATCACTTGTTTCAGGGACCATAAGTGGAGTTAATTATAGTGTAACAGCACATATGTTACCTAATCATATTGCTAACTGGTTAAGAGATGAAAATGAGAGAATTCTTTTATATGGCGGGCTAGCAGAAGCGTACGACTACTTAGAGGAGAATGAGCTATCTACAAGATTCGAGAAAAGATTCTACGATGAAATAGATAGATTAAATGGAGAGGAAGCAAGAAGAATAGCAAAAGGCGGGAATATTTCTATAAGTTTTTCTGCTAATGGTTTAATCTAGGAGAATAAAATGGGTTTTACATTAACTAACGTTGACAACGATTCTCCTGGGGGAGTGTTTAACGCTTCTAAAGATATTCAGTCTCATGCTGCAACTGCCTCTGATGCTTCTCTTAAATCTTTCCAGGAAAGTTATTTAGGGGCGCTTAGCTCTGATCCAACAACTACAGCCTATGGTACTGCAGTATCAGAAGGGATGATTTATTTTAATACTACCGATGATGTAACTAAAGTACATGACGGGACAAGCTTTAAAACAATGTCTCCTGGGGATACTGGTATAGCTAATATAGATATACTAATAAATAAATTTGATGGTAGTGCAACAGCTACTAGCGGAACAACTAAAAACCTTGCTTTGGTTAATGCTGTAGCCACAGACGCTGCGGACATAGGTGCGGTAGCAGGAAAAGCTACTGAAATAGGGTTGTTAGGTACTAGTAATAATATTACTGCAATGGGACATCTTGGTACTGCAGCAGCAGTAGAAGATATGGGAATCTTAGGTACTACTAATGTAGTAGCAGATATGGCTATACTGGGCACCAGTGATGTTGTAGCAGATCTAAACACTCTTGCTACTTCAGACATTATTTCTGATATGAATGACTTAGCCACTAGTGCTAATATTACCGCAATGGGGCACTTAGGTACTTCTGCTAATGTTACTGCAATGGGGACCTTAGGTACTTCTGCCGTAGTAGGCCATATAACAGCGTTAAATGGGACTAACGTATTAACCTATATAAGTAACTTAAACGGAACAGATGTTATTAATAATATTAATGCTTTGAATGGTTCAGGGGTTATTAGTAATATAAGTACAGTAACAAACATTCAAGCTAACGTAACTAAAGTTGCTAATATAGACGCTAATGTAACTAAAGTTGCTGATATAGATGCCAACGTAACTAAAGTTGCTGATATAGATGCTAACGTAACTAAAGTTGCAGTAATAGACGGTAATGTGACTACAGTTGCAGGCATTGATAGTGCTGTAACTGCTGTTGCAGCTATACACGGAAATGTAACCACTGTAGCAGGGATCAATACTACACACTTAAGTAACGTATCCGGGGTCGCTACCAATGTAGGGCTACTAGGGACCAGTGGCGCAGTATCAGACATCAATGATGTTGCAGGACAAATAAGCCCTACTAACAATATTAACACTGTTGCAACAGCTGTTAGTAATATTAATCTTGCAGTTACTAATCTTAGTTCTATTAATAACTTTGCAAATAAATACAGAATAGCTTCCTCTGCCCCCAGTTCAGACAACGATGACGGTGATCTTTATTACAATACCAGTAGTAATACTCTTTATCTTTATGATGGTTCAGCCTGGCAACAAGCGGTCTTTAATACTGCTGGGGCTCTGTTTGACTCTGATTTTGGCTCTCAAGGAATTATACTAAGAGGTGCAAGCTCAGGGTCTTATAGTATACTAACAGACAATAGCAGTAATTGGAATACGGCTTTTGGTTGGGGGAATCATGCTTCAGCGGGTTACGCTGTTGCACTTAACGCTGCTCTTACAGGAAACCCTACAGCCCCTACTGCAGGAGCCAGTGTTAATACTACACAATTAGCTACTACTGCTTATGTAACTACTGCTATTGCTAACTTATCTGATTCTGCTCCAGGTACGTTAAATACACTAAATGAACTTGCAGCTGCGCTAGGGGATGACGCTAGTTTTAGCACTACAGTAACTAATAGTATTGCTACTAAAGCCCCTCTAGCTAATGCTAATTTAACAGGTAACCCAACAGCACCAACTCAAGCAACTTCTGATAATTCTATTAAAATAGCTACAACAGCTTACGTTGCCGCTAAAGTAACCGCAGTTTCAGTAACTTCCGATGATGTTACTGCTCTTGCAATAGCCCTAGGGTAAGGAAAAATTATGGCAAATACATTTAAAGTTAAAACAAATGCAGCTATGTCTGGATCAGCAAATAGCCCTGATGTTTTGTACACTGTTCCAGCTAACGAGAGAGCGGTTGTATTAGGTTTAATACTGGCAAACGTTCATACTAGTCAAGTTACAGTATCAGTTCAATTAGTTTCTGCTACCAATGATGTAGAAACTAATCAGACAGTATACTTATTAAGAAAAGCGCCAATTCCTTCAGGGTCATCTTTAGAAATATTATCTGGGAATAAAGTTATAGTTCAAGCCGGAGATATAATAAAAGTAGAGTGTGACACTGCAGCTAAAATAGACGCAACATTAAGTATTATGGAGATTGATTAATGCCTTATTTAGGGAACACCCATACTAGCTTACTTACTACACAAAGTTTAAATATTACTGGTGATGCAGACATCGGGGGAACCCTAGAAGCAGATGTTATTACAGTCGATGGTATAACATTATCAGAGACTATAGCAGACACCGTTGGTGCTATGGTAACTAGTAATAACGAAACAGGAATTACAGTAACCTATCAAGATTTAGACAATACTCTAGATTTTGTTATTGGAACATTAAATCAAAACACCACTGGTTCGGCAGCTACTCTTACTACTCCAAGAGCTATTGGTGGAGTAAACTTTAATGGGTTTGCTGATATTAACCTTCCAGGAGTTAATGCTGCTGGAAATCAAAATACTACTGGTTCAGCTGCTACTCTGACAACTACTAGAGCAATAGCCCTTACAGGAGATGTAAGTGGCACTGCTAACTTTAATGGGTCTGTTGGTATAACTATAACTACTACCATTGCTGATAATGCGATAGACTCTGAACATTATACGGATGGTTCTATTGACACAGAACACATAGCTGCGGGAAATGTAACTCAAGCTAAAATAGCAGACCAAGCAATTAATGAAGCTAAGATGCAAATATCTAATGCTCCACAAAACGGGTATACTCTTACTGCTCAGTCTGGCAATACTGGCGGGATGACATGGGCAGAAGCAGGGGGAGGAGGAGGTACGGCTGTAGTTGCTAGTACTATTTTAGGAAGTGCTGCTGCTTCTATTACTGTTACAGGTTTTTCTACAACTTACGACCTTTACAGGTTGGAGTTTGATTTAATTGCAACCGATGATGGGGTGAGTGCAAACGCTGAGGAAACAAAAATGTTTGCAACGAATGATTCGGGAACTGCTTATACAGATAATAAATATCAGGTTCTAAAAATAGGGGACCTCTCTGGCACTAATCGTGCCGACCAAAATGAATGGAGAACACAGACTACTGGTATGCACGCTGTAGTGCTTGAAAATGGTAATAATAACGCAGGGTCACAAATGGGTCCTGTGGGTCACGGATATATGATGATAATGAATCCTAAAAACACTAGTAGAGCTTTCCATGCAGACGTATATTTTGCTGCAAGAACCGACATCGCATCGGAGAGGATAGTTTTTGTTTATGAAGGTCACGCCAAAGATATAGGTGGTGTTCAATACGTAAGAATAGACGGTGGAAATTTTGCAACAAACAGTAGGCTTACCTTAATTGGCTATAATAAATCGTAAGGAGTAAATAAAATGGCAAACCAGTATAATTGTATAAACAATGAAATGATTGAGATGACTGATGCGGAACAGCAAGTACAAGATGCTATAAAAGCTGCTTATATAAAAAACGATGAACGCAATAAAACTAAAATGTACAATGTGAGATTGGACAGAGACTATCTACTAGCCGAAACCGATTGGATGGCGGTTTCAGATTATACTATGTCAGATGCGTGGAAAACTTACAGACAAGCATTGCGTGATTTTCCAACGCAATCAAACTTTCCCAATATAGATTTTCCAGCAAAGCCAGAATAGGAGTAACTAATGTCCAGAGCAAGAGATAGAGCCGACGGAAAGATTACTGGCAATGTAATCCCTGCGTCGCACGAAGCATTTTCACTAGGATCAGCGGGTGCAAGATTTAACGATGGGTTTTTCTCAGCATCAACCGTCGATATTGGTGGGTTAGCTATTTCAAAAGACGCTAATGGTGATGCAGAGTTTAAAGATGGGTCCGGGGCATTTAAAAAGATTATGGCCTCTGAGATACATTTAGGTACTGGGGCATCAAAAGCTGTTATGAAACGTCAAACAGACGGATCGGTTGGCTTTGCTACAACAGACAACTCTGGAACTGCAACAACAGCAGAGGTAGGGGGTAGTACCTCTGTTTATACTAATACCTCAAGTCTTCCTTCAATTGCTTCCGCAACCTCTGGTGACATGGCATTTGTAACCTCAAATAAAAGATTTTATATATTTAACGGCACTGCTTGGTATTCAGTCGTATTAACGAATACCGCCCCTACTGTAACAGGCGCAAGTTTAACTTATACTTTAGCAGAAAATGGTGCCGCTACGGTCGTAACACTTTCATCAAGTGACCCAGAAGGTGACCCCTTAACTTTTAGTCACACAGCAACTGGGCTTGGAACGGAAGCAACAATCACCCAAGGAACAGGCTCAAATACAAATGTATTCACAGTAACTCCATCCTCGAATGCAGCCCATGCAGGGGTGTTTAGCGTTGTATTTTCTGCGACAGACGGGGCAAATGTCGTTAACAACTCAAGTTCATTTACTCTTGAATTTGCTGTTCCGCAACATTTCTCAACGACTTTAAAAGTAAAAACTTCTGGGAATAACGCAAGAACCAATTCAGCTTTCGATGATGCTTCAACTGGCAATCATACAGTTACAGCTAACGGAAATGCATACCAAACAAGCCTTAGACCTTTTAGCTATAATTGGAGCAATAAATTTGATGGTACTGGAGATTATATAAGTTCAGCAACTTCTTCTGATTATACGATTGGAACAGGAGATGATTGGACAGTAGAATGTTGGTTTTATGCTACAGCACATACTGGTGGGATATATCACAGTCACACATCAGCTTTACCTAGTTCCACTCAAGGTCATGCGCTTGGAATTACTTCTGCAAGCAAACTTATTTTGTATCAAAACGGTAGTTACCAAGAAGTTTCTTCTCCTGCTATTAGTTTAAATCAATGGTATCACGTAGCAATTTCACGAGCGAGTGGTTCAAAAAAAGTTTTTCTTAACGGTGCATTAGTAAAAACAATTTCTGAAACTAATGCTTATACTGGAACATATATGACTGTAGGGGGCCATTACTCAACAAGCTATTTAATGAATGGATATATTAGTGATTTTCACTATATCAAAGGCACAGCAAAATACACCACAGATTTTGCAGCATCATATGAAAAATTAACGGCTCACTCAAATACAAAACTTTTAACTTGTAGAAGTAATCGCTTTATGGATGAATCAACATCATCACACGCTATTACAATGAACGGCAACGCAACTATTAGTACAGTAAATCCTTTAGAAATTACTGACAAATGGGGCTCAAGCGATGGGGGTTCAGGTTATTTCGATGGCTCAGGTGATTATTTAACTATAGCAGACAGTGCAGACTTTGACTTAGCAACAGCTTGGACTTTTGAAACATGGGTTTATCCAACAAACTTGGGCAGTGGTTTTAACCCTATTTATCAAACTGGTGTTGATAGCAGTAATGGCTTTGTTATTGATATGAGCAGCAATGGTTCAACCCCAAAACTTTCGTATTACGCAGGATCATGGGTAACCCTTTCTTCTAGTGCAACAATTCCTAACAACTCTTGGTCACATATCGCAGTAACGTGGGATGGGTCTTATTATAAAATTTTCGTTAACGGTGTTCAAACTGGAAGTGCAACAAGTTCAACTGCAATAACAAATCCAACAACAGGGGTTCAAGTTGGACGGTCAACGACAAGTGGTGGGGCACAAAGATATTATACAGGGTATCTATCAGATACTCACTTTGTAAAAGGGACTGCTAAATATACAAGTGCGTTTACTCCACCAACAGTTTTAACAGCGTTAGATTCAAACACGAAGTTAAAACTTAATTTTGCCCAAGCAGGGATGTTTGATCTTGTTGGTGAAAATTCTCTAAAACTGTATGGTAACATACAAGAAAGTACAACTCAAACTAAGTACGCTACTACAAGCATAAAGTTTGATGGCGCTGGAGATTACATTATTATTGATAATGTTGAGGCACCAAGAACTGGTGATTTTCAAATAGAAGGTTGGTGGTATCAAACTAATACTGGCGACTCTGGAATGTTTAAAGCATTTTCGCCACTCAGTAATAATACAAGCGGAGTAGCAATCGGTACTACTGGAACATCTTTTTGGGTAACAGATAATGGTCAAACAAACTTAGGCACTCATTGGAGTCAGAATGCTTGGCATCATGTGGCAGTCGTTAGAAGAAACGGAAAACAATATACCTTTGTTGATGGTGTAAATAAAGATACGGCAACTGGCAGAGCTAATACGGACGATTACAGCACTAATGGAATTACAATAGGTGGATGGTACGGACTCTCTAATCTTATGGCGGGATTCATAGAAGATTTTCGATATTTAAAAGGCCATACGACTTATCCAAATGAAAGACCACAAGAAGCTCTAACAGCCGTAAGTGGAACATCTTTACAGTTTGCTAATGCATCAACTATTCCTAGTTCGCCAAACGGACTTACGGTTACTGCATCAGAAGGCTCACCTACTGTTTCAACTTTTACACCACCTGATTCTAATGTATCTCACAGTATTTACTATGATGGTAATGATATAAATAGTGTTGCAGCAAATACTAATATTCATCTTGGAACTGGTGATTTTACTATTGAAGGTTATTTTTACATGGTGTCTCATGTTTCAACTTATGGTGCGTTGTTTGGAACCCGTGTGGCAAATAATACTAGTGGTTTTGGACTGGGTTATGCTTACTTTGGCAATATGTATATTTATTCAGGGGGTTATATCATCCAAAATATTCCTTTTGAACTTAAAAAATGGATGCATCTTGTCTATCAGCGAAAAACTATTAGTGGAACATCTACCCATCAAATATTTAGAGATGGTATTTTTGTAGGATCAGGAACGACGGCACGGGACTATGCAAACCAACCGCTTACTATCGGCGGTGATTTAGCAACAACAGAAAATGCTCATGCATATATAGCAGACTTTAGAGTTATAAAAGGTACAGCAATCTACGATACCTCTTTCACCCCGCCAAGTGCATCATTATAATAATAGGAGAATAGAATGCCGTACATAGGTAAGACACCGACACAAGGTGTAAGGGAACGATATTACTACACTACCTCCGGCTCTGAAACTTCTCTTTCAGGTGCAGATGACAATGGATTGGTCCTTAATTATGCAGACGCTAAGTATGTAGATGTATATCTTAATGGTTTACTTCTGGTACATGGTACAGACTATAATACTAATACTACAGATACTATTGCAGGTTTAACTGCACTAGCTGCTAACGATATTGTAGAAGTACTAGTTTATGACGTATTTAGTATATTTGGTGGTGATGTTACTGGCAGTATCAGTGTACAAAAAGATAATTTAAAAATAGCAGGGGTAGCAGTTACAACAACTGCTGCAGAGTTAAACAAGTTAGATAACACCCCTGCAGGGTTAACTTCAACTGAGTTAGGTTACGTTGATGGTGTTACTTCTTCTATTCAAACTCAATTAGACGCTAAAGCAACTACAACAGTAGTAAATACTAAAGCACCTATAGATGCCCCAACTTTTACAGGGACTCCCGCAGTACCTACTGCTAGTGCCTCTACGAATACTACTCAAGCAGCGTCTACTGCGTATGTAACTACAGCAATAGCTAATCTTGCAGATTCAGCCCCTGCTACTCTTAATACTTTAAATGAACTTGCTGCTGCGCTAGGGGATGATGCAAACTTTAGCACTACTGTAACTAATAGTATTGCTACTAAAGCACCTATAGATGCCCCAACTTTTACAGGCGTAGTCACAGCCAACGCTGGTGTGGTTGTAGATAACTTCACGCTTGATGGGACTACTCTGGCTCTGAGTTCTGGTGATTTAACTATAGATTCAGCAGGAGATATTATTCTTGATACAGCAGGTAGAGATACTAAATTTCTTTATGCAGGAACACATGAAGCAAATATTCATACAGGGACAGGTTCAACTGTACTTTCAACGATTGTAGCTGACAGAGATTTATCTTTTGCAGGTAATGATGGTGGGTCAACAATAACAGCCCTAAGTTTAGACATGAGTGCAGCAGGTGCAGCTACCTTTAACAACAACGTAACAGCCTTCTCTGACAGACGATTGAAGTCTGACATTCAAACTATTGAGAATGGTCTTGAGAAGGTAGAGCAACTTAGAGGTGTTACATACATACGAGATGACAACGTAGACGGTGGACAACAGCTTGGTGTTATAGCTCAAGAAGTAGAAGAAGTATTTCCACAGGTTGTGCTTACAGCAGATGACGAAAGAGGAACTAAGAGTGTAGACTATGGTAGACTTACAGGTGCATTAATTGAGGCTATCAAAGAACTGTCAGCTAAAGTTAAAGAGTTAGAAGGGGAATTAAAATAATGACATTACCTGCATCAGGAAATTCTATATCTTTAGACCAGATACACGTTGAGCTAGGTGAATCTTCTGGTGGCACTGTAGCTTTAGGTGATGCAGATGTAAGAGCATTAGCGTCTGACACAGATGGTGCAATAGCCATGAATCAATTTTTTGGGTTGTCAGCAGCAGGAGCATGGCTTGTTGTTCTAACTATTGACAGTGGTATAGCAGCAGTACCATCCGATGCAGTATATGACGTATGGGGGGCAGCAAGTAAAAGTGGTGATGGTATATATATACTGACAAGTAAATTTGGTATGAATCAACATAATTCGGATTCAAGTAACGTAAATCCAGAATTTAATATAACTAAAATTAACGCAGATGGTTCAGTTGCTTGGAACAAGCGTATTGATGGTGTAGCAGATAAGATATACAACCTTAGTATTCACGTTGCTTTAACAAGTGGCGCAGACGAAATATTTTGTTGGTGGAGAAGTATAAATGGTGGTACTACAGGAACTGACAATAGAAGAAGATTACTAAAATTAAATGCTTCAGGTGTCGAACAAGTTGAAAGAGAATACGATGTACCCGCTCAGAGCGAGAGCATTGCTACACATCCACAGACTTCTAAAATTCACGATGACGGAACATACATTTATCTATTTGGGAATATAGCGGGCAACCATATTAGCGGTGCACATGGAGGTAGCTCAGGTGCGTGGTGGTCGAAAATAAAAAAATCAGATGGTGAATATACCGATGAGTTTATGTCAGGTGAAACATCAGGTAGTAACTGGGGTAGAGCAGTAGGTTTTGTAGATGGAAGTGGTAATATGTTGCAGACTGGTAGTAGCACTACGGCTGAAAAGGGATTAAATTTTAATAAGTATGCCTCAAACAAAAGTAAAGTTTTTGAGAAAAAATATAGTTATGGCGGGACAAGTTACCCCTACGTAATACAACCTTATGGTGCATCTTGGGTGGGTGGAAACATGATTTTAGCAACCAATAATTATAGGGTATCTGAAACGGGTTTTACAAATGGTAATTACCCTGCATTAATGAAACTTCAAGGTAGCGATGGGGCAGTACTGTTTTGGGTGGCAGCAGCTTCTGCAGGTGTAGGTTTTTCGTTTTATGGTAATGTACAAGATTCTTCAGGCAATATTTATGCTATAGGGCGTGGCATAGTTTCTGGAGATAGTAAAATTAGTGCGTTTGTAGCTAAATTTAATTCTAGTGGAGTAAAACAATGGAATTTTGCATTAAGTTATAATGACGATTCTATACATGTGTTTGGTGCAGGTATAGACATGGACGCAAGCGGTAATTTGTATTGTTTGATAAATATGTATGGTAACTCAACCCAAGCAGCAGTGTTAAAAATTCCTGAAGGTCAATTAGGTAGTGCTATTGGGGGATTAACTGCAGGACAACACGGTATATACAAAATAACTAATACAGATTTTGCATTTGCTACTGTTTCAGGCACTATTACTGTAGCTGATTCTGCTACTCGTTTGATTGGCGTAGTTGGTAATACAGATGATGCGTCTGCATCTGACATTACTGTTGCTGCTGAAACAGGTGGTGGTGTTACACTAGTTGATATTGGTTAGAAAGGGATTTAAAAATGGCAATAATTGAGACTTCACGTATGCCCATAGCAACGGTTTGTACGGTATGTGATAATGTGGCTACAATAGTTCGTTATTTAAATACTGAGACTGAAGAAGTTAGTGAAGAAGTAGACTGTCTTGCGTGTGAACTTGCTGAAGAAGATGATGAGTATCATAATTGGAACAAGTAGACGCAGGTGACATAACCATTGCAGATGCAGACTAAATGTGATATAATATAAGGGAGTAAGACCATAGACCCAATCCAGAATATAGCAATGATTAATAAAGGAGTAGATTATGTCAGATGAAGTTGCAAATAAAATTTCTAAACTAGAGTGGACTATAGATCAACACGAAAGTAAACTAGCGTCTTTGTCTGACACTACTCATCACCTTAAAAAATCATTGTATGGGATTGAAAAGACTTTGATCCAATTAAAATGGTTTGCTATAGGAATGATAGCGCTATACTTACTAGATCAGTTAGGCATGACAGAAATAATTAAATTAATGAGGTGATACTATAGAACCAATTAGCGCAGCACTAATGGCTTTTGCTGCGGTTAAAAAAGGTATAAGCGTAGGCAAAGACCTGATGGCGATGAGCAAAGATGTAAATAATTTGTTCGCTTTTATCGACGGTGCAAAAGCCGCCCAAAAAACAGGAAACAAAAACGACCCTCTGTCTGACTATATAGCTTATGAAAAAGCTTTAGATATGGAAAAACAACTTGAACAAATTATTTTTGATACAAGAGGATCAAAGGGTGTAGCAACCTTTAAAAGGATGCGGGCACAGGCAGCTGAAGGTGAACGTAAAAGTAAGTACGCTCAGATAGCTCGTAGAAATAAAATAATGAACATACTATCTATTATACTAGGTGTAATAGTCTTTGCTGGGGGATTAGCTGGGATGGTTTGGTTTGCTGCCTCCCTCGCTCCATGAGTACGATAAGCTAGTGTTACTATTAATTGTAGCTATAGCTTGGTTACACACTCAAGAGTTCCCTCCATCTTGGTTATTAATTAAATGAGGCAAGCATGAATGAAATGGTCCCAGATAAAAAAGCATATCAATCTAACAGAAGAATTATGTGTTATATAGCCCTCGGGCTTATGACAATAACTACACTAGCTACTATATGGGACCCTGTAAGAATGGCCCACGCTGACGGGGCTATAATGACTCAGTATATAGCCTTGAGTGGGTTAGTAGGTGCTTATTTTGGTTTTTCTAAAACATCAGGATCAGTGTCTAAGACTAAAGGAAATGAAGTAGAAATGTCAGAGAGGTAGTATTAATGAGCTTAATAAACAGCTTAATTATTAAATTAATAAAGTGTTTAAATACAGATAAAAAGAAAATTAACTATTTATCAGGGAGGAAGAAATGAGTATTATAGCTAGTTTGATAGGGCCTGTATCTAGTATTCTTGACAAAGTAGTGCCTGATGCTGACGAAAAAGCTAGGTTAGCCCATGAAATAGCTACTATGTCTGATCAACATGCTCAACAACTGGCTATAGCTCAGATAGAAGTTAACAAGGCTGAGGCTGCTTCAGGTAGTCTATTTAAGGGTGGATGGAGACCCTTCGTAGGTTGGGTATGTGGTATAGCTTTGTTATATCACTTTATTTTATCTCCTTTAATCTTATTTGGGGTAGCACTCACAGGAGTTAATATACCTCCAATACCAGAGTTTGACATGAGTTCTCTTATGACAGTGCTTATGGGTATGCTTGGGCTTGGCGGTTTACGTACATATGAAAAACAAAAGGGGATAACTAAATGACTACTAAGAAAACTGTTAGGCCGTAATGAATAAGGGCTCTTATTATATAGAGCCAAAGACTTGCCCTGTTTGTTTAAGGCCTATTAATCATTATAGGGTTTATACACGAAAAAAAGAATTTAAAACAGTAGAGGGTGTCTGTGTAGTTTGCAGAGAAAAAGAATTATCCCTGATCCGTAGCAAAAGAAAGGAAGGCTTATGAGTTTTCAATTATCACAAAAAAGTTTAGATAGGTTAGAGGGAGTTAACGAACACCTCATAACCGTAGTGAAGACTGCTATAGTATTAACCGATATAGACTTCGGAGTTATCTGCGGTATGAGAACAATAGAAGAACAGCAGACCCTGGTAGATAAAGGTGCTTCTCAGACTATGAAGAGTAAACACTTAGACGGACATGCGGTAGACTTAATGGCTTACGTAGGTGGACGGGCTTCTTGGGAGCTTAATGTTTACGATGACATAGCTGACGCGATGCAAAAGGCTGCAAGAGAAGTAGGTACGGCTTTACGTTGGGGAGCTGCTTGGCATATAAATGACATGCGTGAGTGGAGTGGTACAATGGAAGATGCCATGAATGCATACATTGATTTAAGAAGGGGGCAAGGTAGAAGACCATTTATTGATGGTCCACACTTTGAATTAAGCTAGTGTTTTTACCTGTAATTACAATATGTCTTTTGTCTGTATTAGATCAATCTGTAAGTTGTAAGATGTTTAACTCACCTGAACTTGTAACAACACAGCAAGAATGCATAAAGGTAGTAGGTGAATTTGTAACACAAATAGTACCCGATCTTCCTGCTCCACATACAATAAAATATAAATGTGTTGACAAGTCAATAAGGATATGAAATAATGAGTAGCCCAACAGACTTAATAAGTCCTTAAAAATATAAAGATCCCTTATAGGAAACCGGGGTCCCTCTCTCTCCCCGGTTTCTTTTATTATTTATATTATAGGAGACTAATTAATGGATATCTACGAACAGATTATTC